AATTTTCATAAGAAAATGTATAATGACGAGTATTTTCGCACTGTACAAACAGATCGTTTCAAAATTACTCCAAGGCTATCACCTGAGTTAGTTCGTAACATGTTCAATAGATTACCTATGACTGATGTTGCTACTGCTGCAGGTCACACTCATGGTGATTCAGCTGCTGATCGATCTGCCGCTTCTAGTTTTGCTGATCGTTTAGCCCTTAATTTGGGTCTAACTGGATATTTCTACCAGTGCTCTCGCGCTGATGAGAGAAACTTTCGCGCTGGTTCAAGATCATATCATTGGGCCAAAGACATTACAGCAAAACCGCAACCTTATAACCCTCCCAAGAACTCATTGTTAGTTCTTGTTGATGTTGATTATTACATTGACATAAATAAGTTTTTATTGGATGCTAGATCTCCTGTTCTGCTTTACACGTTCCAACCCTCTCAGGTAGCCCGTGTTTCATCTGAGGTCAGCTACACTTTTATCAACAATAAGGTTCATTATTATGTCACTGGAGGAGCAAAATATTCCCATGAGGTGTGGAATTATAGTCAAGATTGTGTCAAATTGACTTCCTACTACATGGGTATCCCATGGCGAAGCGCTAGCTATATTGTTGATCGACAAGCTACTTGTACAGACCACGAAGTTGTTTTGTTCACCCCCACCGGATATTGGAATATTTTCGGTGCTTGGAGTACTTTGTGGCTTAGCGGAGGTACTATTGAGCGGTTACGACCGTTGATGCCTAGTGGTTTTAATCGCTTGGAGTCTGTATCCAAGCAAGGCGTCAATGTGTCAACAGGAGTTCCTGGCCAACTGGCTTGTGCTACCATCCCAAAACAACTTGACGATGCTATTTACAATCATGCATGTTCTTCTGCATATCCTCTGAATTTGGGCATGATTGCAGGATTCGTCAAAGATGATAAGATTCAAGCTTCTGTATTGTTGGCTTATCACAAAGGAAAACGCTCAGAAAACGCACCCGTAATCTGTCCAATTGAGTTGGCAGTCAGGCGTTATCAATACAATCCTGACACCTATGACCATACTGCTAAACCCTCTGTTGTTGCTTTCATGACACCATTGTATGACGCAGCCTTTGCCCCGGATAAGTGCAAGGGTAACGAACAACAGTGTATTGTTGGACGTATTACCAGTGTGAGAAATAAGGAGTTGAAAATGACAAGCTTCATGAAGACTGTCATGCAGGAATTCGTAGAGCTGCTTATACCTGGCAATCAGGTACATGAGTATTACCTCGCTGATTTAGAAATGGTTATGGACAGACAGAATCGTCCCTCCCAGCGAGGAATTATCCACCGCAGTTTTTACGAGAAAGCTACCAATCGTATTAAAATGTTCATGAAGGGTGAGACATATGCAAATGTCAAAGACCCCCGACCGATATCCACCATTAATGGTGTTGACAAAGTAGCTTACTCCAAAGTCATTTATTCGTTTGAAAATGCATTAAAACAGCATGAATGGTATGCGTTTTCACATACCCCGGTTGAGATTGCCAATCGTGTTGTTGAGGTGTGTTCCCAAGCTGAAACCGTAGTTAAAACTGATTTCTCTAGATTTGATGGTCATGTATCAAATTTGCTCCGTGAGTTAGAGCGTATGGCCCTGACCAGAGCATTCCACCCCTCTTTACATAATGAGGTTCTAGAGTTACATAATAAGCAATTCAAGCTTCGTGGCATCGGGTCTTTTGGGTCTCGTTATGACTCAGATATGGCTCGAGCATCTGGATCTCCTGAAACGTCTGTTTTTAATAGTATGGAG